TTTTCCTTTTTTTTTTTTTTTTTTTTTACATATTCTAAAAACGTGCAAAGATTATTGTCATATTTTTACACATCACTTACCCCTCGCTTCTTTGATTTCTTGTAGCACCGTCTCCGAGATTGTTGGACTTAGTCCGTTAGCAATAACGCGGTTCATCTTGTCATTGAAGTCTTGCTGGGCGCATATCCTCTCAATCTCATCCACCAGCGCATCCTTCTTTTCCAGCTCTGCCGCAAGCTCTCGGACTTGACGAGTTGCTAGCAGCGCTCCCATTGCATCATTCCTGCCAACACGGCGCGCTTGCATTATCATCTGTTTATTACGTTTTTCTAACTCATCGCCAAACCGCAACGTCTCAGCAATCGCCTCTTTTGATATGTTACTGGTCATGATGAAAGTACCATAATTACTTTTATGAACAGCACCGTCGCCGCCGCAGTCGCAACCACACCCAAAAATGCAGCGCCAGCCTGAAAGAAATTAACGGCCATTTTAGCCCTAATAACGTCCCAGTTTATTTTTACTTTTTCTTCCATCTCATCCTCACTTTGTTAATGTTGGTGGCAGGTGGCGTAGTCAATTACCCTCGCTCACCTGCCATAATTTGCGCCCCGCCCTATATTTTTGCGCGCCGCTCCTCCCGTCATAAATTGTTAAATCTCCTTGTTCCTGTTGCCCCTCCAGTATAACGAAACAATTTCATCTATGCAAGCACTAATTGCACATAGTTGGCGAGAATAAAAAATCTGTGCTAAACTCACCGCTATGGCCATAACCGTTACTTCCGCAGCAGCATCGACTGACTTAACAACGACTGCCAGAGTCAAAGATGACTTAGGTATTGACGTGTCCACTTATGATACAATTATTGGCCGTTTTATTGAACGTGCCAGTGCATTGATTGTGTCTTACTGCCAGCGTGAGTTTGCTCAGCAGCGAGTCACAGAGACATTAGCGAGCGATGGTTCAGAAATTCTGATGACTTCACGCTACCCCGTCACAACCTTGCACAGCGTTTCATACGAAGGCACTGCGGTTGCTGCGTCAGATTATTTCCTCGAAGATGACAAAGCCGGAATCATCCGCAAGGTCACAAACTGGACAAACACTGAGCGAGAGTTTGATTACTCCATTGACTACACTTATGGCTATGTCCTGCACAGCTTTGGTTCAGGTACACCCACATTACCTGCGGAAATTGAGCAAGCCTGTATTGAGATTGTTAAATCTTTCTATTATGGCCGTCAGCGCGACTCTGCGATTGCTTCTGAGACAGTGCCACAAGTCTATTCAGTGCGTTATGGTAACACACAAGGTTCTGGTGGCGCGTTAGGCATCCCCGCATCGGCGGCATTACTACTCGAACCCTACCGCGAGCGCCGCGCATGACTCTGAACATACCAGAGCGCATCGACGCTGTTCTGCAATCTCACGGGGAAACAGTGACCTATCGGCGGCTATCCAGCGTGTCTTTCAACGAAACAACCTTGGCAAACACCCCCACGTACACAAATTCAACAATAAAAGCACACGCGCGTCGCTACACTGCAAAAGAAATATCGGGGCTTGTGCGAGACGGCGACCGTGAAGTGCGGATTGCCGCCGATGCCGTGAGCTTTGTACCTGACGAAAACGATATTGTTTTGCTGGGAGGCGACACTTACAAAGTCGTCAGTGTTGATAGGCGCACTGCCTTTGGGGAAGACGCGCTCTACATCCTGACAGTGCGAGGGGGGCATTAGGTGTGGTTACAATCAATCTTGATGCTCAGATAAACAAAGTTCGTGATGCCGTTGAGGAAATCATGCTGTCTGTGGTTCACGGGGTGGCAGAAGGAATCATAGACATCACTCACAACCCTGTGACCGGTACTGTGAGCGATGGAGGTTCGCCGGTTTGGACAGGGCGTTTCATAGACAGTTGGCGTGCAGCAGTGGGTTCGCCAGATACTTCCCAACAGCCTAAGTCTGCATATTATTCATTTAATGCCGAACGACTGGAAGAACCGTTCCCTATTAACCGTCGCCCTTCATCGTTTTTGGGGCGAAACAAAGGGGTTTCTTTGAGTATGAAACTTGGAGATACCTTGTATATAAGCAACAGCGTAACCTATGAGCCGGATGGCACAGGGTCAATCAATCGGTTCAACGCGGGTGACATAAACCGTCTGGGTACTCGAACTGCGCCGCAAGGGGTTACTAAGCCCTCGGCAAATCGTTTACGGGCAGAACTTAACGTGATTGTGGCAAAGGCCATCCCCCGAACGCTCAAGACTGGTGGATTTTAGCCATGGCTGATGCAGATATTTATCATCACGTTGCAGAACATGGGCTGAAACGCCTTACCGCGAATTGGTCAACGCTGCCTGTTGTCACCAGTAACCAATCTGACTATGGTAAAAACCTTGATTCCGGCTTTGTGCATTACCGCGTGGACTATCAAGGTTCCCCTTTCCGCACCATCAATGGCAATAATCCGCTGGTGGAAGTGTTTGGGTTTTATGAGTTGCGTATTATGACCCCTCAGAACGGCGGCATCGGTACAGGGCTAACATACGCGGGGCAACTTGCTGAAATCTATCGTGGAAAGACGTTTGAGAGCATTGATTGCTATGACCCCCGCATTATTGCATCTGAGCAAGTTGAATATGCCAGGGGTGAGTTCTGGCTCACTCCCTTGCTGATTCCGTTCCGATATGATATTCATGTAAGTGTCTTATAAGAGGTTGATTATGAAAGTGAAATTTCTTCGTGATATTGGTTTTTGTAAAACAGGCAAGATCGTCGACCTGCCTGAAGAACAAGCGGCTAAGTTGCTCGAAGAGAAGTCCGTTGAGGTTTTCAACCCACCTAAACCCAAGAAACTCACCAAAACAACGAAGGGAGATGAGTAATGGCCATCGCATCAGCAAACAGAGAGTCACTGCTCTATAAAGTAGAAGTCACGGAAGGCACGAACCCCGCTGGTGCGGCAACGTATCTCAACTTCACCAATAACTCCCTGAACGTATCCAACGAGACAACAAACTCAAACATTGTTCGTTCTGACACCAACATTGCGGGTACAATTCGTACTGGTCTGACCGTAACCGGCGACATTGGTGTAGAATTGCAGTACGCGGAACTCGACCCATTCCTTGAGGCTGTACTGCGTGGCACTTATGCCACGTCCTACACAGACACGGCTACAACCATCAGCTTTGCCAACTCTGATAACTCGGTGAATGACTCAGGTGCAGGTTTTGGTGATGTGCAGGAAGGTCAGTGGTTGAAAATTTCTGGCACAACCAGTGGCACAAACGACGGCTGGTTCAAAGTTGCCACAAAGTCCAGCACATCAAAACTGATTCTGTCTCACGGCACAGTGACGGATGAAACAGCCGGTGAATCCATCACACTGAAAGGCCAGTACCTCGAAAACGCTACGACGGAAAAATCGTTCACGTTTGAACGTGTTTTGGCTGACATCACTCAGTATCAACTGTTCACAGGTATGAAGGTGAACACGTTGAACTTGAACTTCAATACGTCTGACTTGGCTGGAGGCTCTCTGAGCCTGATTGGTCGTAACGGTGTGTATGCAACGTCCAGTGGCTTCTCTGGCTCACACACTGCGGCTTCTACCTCACCGAGCATGAATACGGTGAATGACATCAAAGCCATCTATGTGAACGGCGCGCTATCCACAGCAGACTTTGCGTCTTTGGACTTCTCCATCACCACAAACGCGGAAGCCCTGCGTGCGATTGGCAGTCTGACAAACATCGCAGTGAACCAACGTTCCATCGGCGTGAGTGGCAACTTCACAGTGTTCAAAGAAGATAAGACCTTTGATGACTTCAAACGTAACTTCACGGCTATTGATCTCGCAATTGTAACGGAAGACAGCAACGGTGATGGATATGTGTGGGATTTCCCTCAAGTCTATATCACAGATGGAAGTAACAACAACCAAGGGGTCAACTCTGATCTTCAGGACGCGATGTCCTTTACTGCGGTTCTCGACCCAACACAGGTTGCAACGGCATCAGTGACCAAGTACACCTAGTCTTATTGACGAAATAACTTCTTTATAGTAGTCTCCTGTGGTAACATAAAACCACAGGAGATTATTTATGTCAGAAGTCAACTTCGGCGCAGGTCTGAAACGTAACCTTGAAGCTGAGTATGAAGGCGCATGGGTTGAATTGTCGGATGGAACTGAAATCAAAACCCGCGCTGCGACTTACAAACCTTTCGTTTTGAAAGCAGCTAAGATTGAAAAAGAGATTAAGGCTAAAGGCAAAAACGCTGTTGAGAATGAACCCCTGCGTAAAGAGTTGAACCGTAAACTGCATACGCTCATTGCCAAAGAATTGTGGGTAGACTGGGCAGTTAAAGACAAAGACGGCAAGAAAGTCCCGTACAGTTTTGAGAACTTAACAACCATCGCAGGTGTTGACCCCGCAGATGAATCATGGAACGCTTTGTTCAGTGAGGCGTTTGAACTAGCCCAAGACCTCGCCAACTTCGACGCTGACGCAAGGGTTGAAGACATAAAAAACTAACTGAATCCCTGCACTGGCATCTTCAGTGGGGGAATGTCCATCCTGAACACATGGAACTGATTGAAAAGCGACGGGCGAAAGGTTTGCCCGTCCCTGTTCCAGTGCGCCCAGAACTGCCGTCATGGCTTGTGGAGTTCTGGCAAGCCTTCTGGCTCATTAACCGGCCACGGCAGTATGCTGGGATGTCCGGCACACCCATGCCTTTGACATTAGAGGGTATCAAGACATATACTGAAATTTATGGTACAACAAACATAGACGAGTTTGTTGAGTTGATATTCTCTATGGACAACACCTACCTAGAGCATCAGCACAAGAGACTTGAGAAAGAGCAACAAACCCCTGAAAAGCGGGAAAGCAGGATAGTCAATGGCCGACATAACCGTTCAGATAGCCCTTGATACCAAAGGCGTTGTTCTTGGGGAGCAACAGTTCCGGCGGTCAACGGAAAACATCCGGCGCAGTGCCAAGCAAACAAAGCAATCTGTCGATAAAAATTCTGAAGCATTTTTTGCATTACAAAAAGCTGTCCGATTAGTCGACGGCCCACTTGGCGGTGTCGCTGCACGTTTTGAAACCTTGAACTCAGTGTCTAAGGGCGCAGAACGCTCAATGTTAGGTGTGGTTGCCGCTGTCGCTGCCGCAGGTGCAGCTATCACAACTCTGGTACGCGCTGGCGACCAGTTACAGCAATTACAGAACCGACTCAGACTGGTTACAAATGGCATTGATGAACTCAATCTGGCTCAGGCACAGCTCTTCAAAATATCACAGGATACGCGCACAAGTCTTCAGGCAAATGTGACTTTGTTCAGTCGTCTGGCGAGGAACGCCAGTCAATACAACATATCCCAGAAGCAAGTTCTGAGCGTCACTGAACTCGTGGCAAAAGCAACAGCAACACTTGGCGGCAACGCTCAGTCCACCGAAGCAGCGTTGTTTCAGCTATCGCAGGGTTTGGCGGCAAACAGATTGTCTGGGCAGGAACTCAACTCCATTCTGGAACAAGCCACCCCCATCGCTACAAATCTTGAGAAAGGTTTGAAGAAATTAGGGTTTGAGTTTGATAGCCTCAAAAAGTTCGCAGAAACCGGCGGCATCACATTTGAGCGATTCATAAAAGCATTAGAGGCAATGAAATCTGAGATTAACCAAGATTTCTCGACCGCAGTAGTGACGCTCGGCGGCGCGTTCCAGAAACTCGGCAACGCGATAACGGTATATGTGGGAGGTATTTCCCAAGCCACCGGTGCATCATCAAAACTGGCTGGGGTGGTTTCTGCCCTTGCTGACAATTTGGATGTGTTCTTGCAAATAGCCCTTACCGGCGGCGCAATACTGGCCTTGAGGTTTGTACCGGCGTTAATATCTGCGTTGAAATGGGTCGGCGCGCTCGGTGTTGGGCTGACACGCATAAATGGGGTTTTGTCCGTATATGCTTTCACCGCCAACACCTGTACGGCCTCCACGCTTAGGTTGAACGGCGCACTCCTAACCCTACTGCGAAACCCACTGTTCATAGGCTACGCCGCTGCGATTGGCGGCATTGTGTATGTTCTTGACCAATTCATCGACGGATTGAATACGGGGGTGGAATCCCAAGAGAAATTCAACAAGTCTCTGGACAAAGCGGTAGCCCAGTATAATCGGCTAAAATCAAGCGTTGAGGGGGTAACTGCCGCGCAAGAAGAGGCACTGCTCAAGGACTTTGAGCGCATCGCGGGGATAGAAGCTGTTGGTAAGGCCATCGTTGAACTTGAAAAAGCCGAGCAAAATCTTGCCAGAATCCGAGAAGGGCTTGTGCCGGAACTCGCAGTTTCTTCAGATTTATTGCGCCCAGGGTCTCCCAATGATGTTGCTCGCGCCCAAAACATCGCAGAAGCCCATGCTTTGGACAGGGTTTCTGGTGCGTATGAAAATTTGCAGAAAGTCCAAGACGAATACACGCGGAATTTTGAAGCAATAAAGAACTCTCTCGGCCTCAACCCAATCACAGGGAAGAAACCGGGGGAAACAGGTGGCGGTGGCGTTGCCGGTGATGTAGATGATTTGGCCAAATCGCTTCGGGATTTGGTCAGCCGTACACGCACCCCACTGGAAGAGTATCAAATTCGACTGGAAGAGTTAGAAGCCCTGCGTCAACGCGCGCTTTCCGCCGGTAAACTAACCACCGAGGTTGATGAAGCGTTTGCTCGTGCAAGTCAGGATGCGTTGGATAAATACATCAAAGACCAAGAGAAGGGTGCAGATGAGGTTGCCCGTATCTTTGAACGTGCTGCGGATAACATCAACGACGCATTTACAGATACATTCAAAGACATTTTCCGTGATGGTGTCAGTGGGTTCAAAGGTTTTGTTGACCGCATCAAGGATTTGTTCATTGATTTACTTGCCCAGATGGCGACCTTGGCAATCGCAAAACCTGTCATTGTACCTATTGTGCAAGGTGTTGGCGGCTTCCTCGGCGTTGGGCAAAGCGGCATAGATAAAATTACTGGTCAGCTCGGCGGCAGTTCTGGTGGCAGTAGTTCTTTTTCTT